CACTTTTTACTAGGCGTAGTGAAGTGGCACCTTCCATATGGGCGATGGTCTACCAGCAAGAGGATGTCACCGAAGATTCAATCTTCTCCCCCGCAGCAATTGCAGGATGCGTTAATGGTATGCGAAAGCGTGGCCCTCTTAAACCAGGAGTCCCAGGACACCCCAGCAACCTAGAGTCTGCCTATACAGTTATAGGATTAGACCCAGCTATGACTGGCAATACTGCTGCAGTAGCTATTACTTATAATCGCAGCGATAGTATGATTTATGTTTTAGATGCTGTCAACATGACAGAGCCTAGCCCAGCAAAGATTCGTGCCCTTATAGAAGATTGGGTACAAAGATACAAACCGCAGGAACTAAGAATTGAAATCAATGCCCACCAGAAAGCCTACGCCCTCGATGACGAACTGCGTAACTGGCTCTCGATGTATGGGTGTCAACTCAACTCTCACTTTACTGGTAAGAATAAGTGGGATACTTCTTTCGGTGTGGCTTCTATGGCAAGCCTTTTTGGTAGCCTTAGAGACGGAAGATTTCAAGACAACAACTCAATAGAACTCCCTAGTAACGAAGGTAGCGAAGGGCTTAAGGCTCTTGTGCAGCAATTGATTACTTGGAAACCTGAGACTAGAAACCCAACAGACTGTGTTATGGCTCTCTGGTTTGCTGTCATCCGCGTCCGCGAATTGATGCAGCAACACTCACAGTCAGCAAGATGGATGCAAAACCGCTGGGCCACTCGTGCTCAGACGGAAAGAAGATTCTCAATTAACCTAGATGAAGCCGTTGCAGAGCAATGGCAACAGACATACGGATAGGAACTATGGCACTTACAATTGAACAGATTGCTGCGCGAGTTGACTCGCTACGCTATCGTAACTCAGATAGGGATGCTCGTAATCAAGACGTCCTTGCTGTCCGTAAAGGTCAGATTGCTAGCGTATATCCTGACTTCTTTCCAAATGGAGTAGACGCAAATGTCGTTGCAAATTTTATTGATATTGTTGCGCGAGACTTATCTGAAGTTATGGCGCCTCTGCCTGCAATCAACTGTTCCGCGGCGAATCAGACTTCTGACAGGGCTCGCAGCTTTGCTGACAAGCGTACTCGCATTGCAAGCAATTACTTTGCTCATTCGGACATGTCTGTACAGATGTACTCGGGAGCGGACTGGTATATAACCTACGGCTTCCTGCCATTTGTTATCGAGCTAGATGAAGAAGCTAAGCTTCCTCGTATTCGTCTAGAAAATCCAATTGGCTCCTATCCAGAATTTGATAGATACGGAAGATGCGTAGCATTTGCTAAGCGTTACTCATTAACCCTTGGCGAGCTAGTCGCCCAATTCCCAGAGTATGAGCGTGCGCTCCTTGGTGGACTTGGATACAAGCAAGACTTAAACTCTCTTATCGAAATGGTTCGTTACTATGATAAAGACCAATCGGTAATCTATCTACCAGATAAAAATAATCTTCTATTATCTCAAGCTAAGAATCCTCTTGGTAAGATGATGATTGTAGTAGCCCGCAAACCATCTATCGATGGTGAGATGCGTGGACAGTTTGATGACATATTAGGTATTCAGTTGCTACGCAACCGCTTTGCACTCCTTGCTATGGAGGCAGCAGAGAAATCCGTACAGGCTCCTATTGTACTTCCACAAGATGTACAAGAGCTACAGCTTGGTGGTGATGCGGTTATCCGCACATCCAACCCAGCAGGTGTACGTCGTGTAGAACTTACCCTGCCACAAGGCGCATTCACAGAGCAGACTCTGCTTAATCAGGAATTGCGTGTAGGCGCTCGTTATCCTGAGGGACGCACAGGTAACATTAATGCATCGATTGTCACGGGTCAGGGCGTCCAGGCTCTCATGGGTGCCTTCGATACCCAGGTCAAATCTGCACAAGCAATCTTTGCTAGCGCCCTCCGTGACGTCATTCAGCTTTGCTTCCAGGTAGATGAGACTATCTTCCCAGAAGAAAAGACAATTCGTGGTGTAGATGCTGGTGCTCCTTACGAGATTACTTATAATCCTAAGAAGGATATTAAGAACGACTACTCAGCAGATGTACGTTATGGTATGCTTGCTGGTTTGAACCCAGCTCAAGGTTTGATATTTATGCTACAAGCACTTGGTGGTAAATTAATCTCCAAGGATATGGCAATGCGTGAACTACCATTCACTGTTAACGTAAGTCAAGAAGTTGAGAAGATTGAAATTGAAGATATGCGTGCAGCTCTTCTTGGTTCACTACAAGCCTACACTCAAGCAATCCCACAGATTGCCGCAGGTGGCGGCGATGCAAGTCAGATAGTAGCTAAGATTGCACAGGTTATTAGAGCTCGCCAAAAAGGACAAGCGATAGAGGATGCGATTGAAGAAATCTTCGCCCCTGTCGAACAGGTTCCTCCTGCTGGTGCCCCGATGGTTGAGCAACCGTCCCCTGCTCCCGCTGGCGCCCCAGTAGGAGGCGCTCTTCCTACAGAAGTAGAAGTGACTGGACAAGAAGGTCAACGTCCAGACATATTAAGTTTATTATCAAGCTTAAACGCTTCAGGAGAAGCTAGCGCAAGCGCAAGAACTATTCGCCGAAGATAATCTAGGAGGGGACAATGACAACGATTATTGGAGTTGAATATAAAGATAAGTCTGTTATTGTTGCCGACAGTCGCATTACAGATGATAGTGGGAAGTCTTACTCACATCCATTTATGCGTAAGATATCATCACGCGGTGCGTTACTAATAGCAGGAGCAGGAGAAGTATCACCCTGCGACATTGCCCAGAACATTTGGATTCCACCAGTATTCTCAGCGAAAGACAAGAAAGATGTTTATCGCTATATGATAGTCAAGGCTATGCCTTCTCTTCGTAAGTGTCTTACGGATAATGGTTATAACTTTGATGAGAATCATGATAAGAATAAAGATGGATTAAGATTTCAATTTCTCATCGCAGTAGGTGGTGAGCTATTTGATGTTGACCAAGATTTGGCGGTAATGAAAAGTGAAGAAGGATTCTACGCAATCGGAAGCGGTGGCTCTTACGCTCTTGGAGCGCTTTACGCGGGTAGTGATGTCATCACTGCAATGGAAGTGGCTGCACGAATTAGTGTATACACAGCACCACCGTACCAAGTAGAAGAGCAACTCAAATGAGTAAGTTTACCCAAGCCGTTGATAAGGCTATGAGAGTACTTGCCGAAGAGTTAGAAGATTCAGAAAGCCAGATATGTACTGGCTGGGTATTAGTAAGTGAGTGGAGTGACTATGAAGGCACACGCTATCTTATGACAGATGTAAGTGAAAACATGAATCCTTGGTTAGCCAAGGGTATGCTGCTATCAGCAGAAGAATATTCTTATAGTCCTGAGGAGGATACAAATGGCCGTTGAGAATCGTGGCGGTAGACGCCCTACAGCCCCTCAGTATAATCCAGCTAATGTTAATGGACTTGGTGGTAATGGACAAAGTGGTATGAATACAGACTATACAGGTTTTACTTATGGAATGAATAAAGCTGTTAATGAACAGCGTCAAGCAGCTCCTATTAAACCAGCGGGCGGGAATGCTCGTATAGTTCCAGCTGCTACTCAACAGTTACCTGAAGTAGTTCCGCTTGATGCACCAACTAACCGTCCTGGACAACCAGTTACAGCAGGTGGAAGACTAGGTGATGGTGGTGGAGAAGAAATTCTTGGACTTCCTCCAGTTTCTCCAGTTGCAGAATTTGATAGCGGTGTTAATACTATCCGTGCTCTGTATCTACAGGACCCAAATAATCAAGATTTAAAGCGTATGCTTGAATACATAGATAGACCAGGTATGACTTCGTGAGTAGACCAGGTGTAAAAAAAAATAAAGATGGCACCTGGACAATTACTGGCGTTCAGGAACGAACTGTAACTCAACAGCAAGTTGATTATGAAGAGTTAGTTAAAGCCTCTAAACTTATTCCAGGACAAGAAGGCGTAAACGCCCGCGAACTTATCTTAAATAATCCAGGTATGTCTGGTGGGCTTTTATCGAGTCTATCAAAAAACTATGCTATTCCTGATAATGATTTAGTAAAGACACTAGTTGAGATTGATAGCATGACTCAGGCTCAGCGTGAGCAGAATGCATTCCTTGAAGGTCAGCGCATTGCTAACGAAAAATTTGATAAAACACTTCGTGGCAAAGTTTGGAAATATGTAAAAGGTTTTACACGCTTTGGTGCTTTAGGATTTGAGACTCCTTTTGAATTACTAGGTGCTGGTGTTCGTACACTTAAGCAATCTTTTGATGCTTACTCTAGAGGAGATATTGATTTTTGGACTGGTCAGCCTACTGACCCAAATAAAACCCGCGAAGAAGCTGGGTATATAACTGGCGCAGTCTTTGGTGGGCGTGATGCTACTGCACCAAACGCAATCGTTCTCCAAACTAAAGCTGGTCAAATTGGAAAAGCAATCGCTGAAGGTAAAGATATTGACTTTGGACAAGGGTTTTTTGCTTCAGAAGAGACTGGACTTGGCTTTGCTGCACGTCAAGCAAAGTTAGAATCAGCAAAGATAGTAGTTAGACTAGACGATAGAAGGACTTATGAGCGTCCTTACTCTTTCTTTGACCCAGTAATTGATTTTATTCCATTCATAGAGCCTGATAGTGGCAAGGGTAGTTTAGTTTCAGCTATCGGTGACTTGGTAGTTTTGATTATGTCATCTCCTGAAATAGCTTATGCCCGAGTAAAAATGGCAAAAGACCAGTTAGAACGTACAGCTCGTCTATCTTCTGGTATGAAAGCAGCTACGACTGCCCGAGATTTAGCGCTTAAGGAAGCGGAACTAGAAGAATTAGTTAAACAAACCAATGAAGCTATTGAAACATGGCGCTCATCTAGCGGGTTTGGTCGTTTAGCTCGTGAAGAAGAAGTTGCTGATGCTCTTAAGAAGCAGATGCAGATTGCTGATGAGTATGATAACATGGTTTATGACCCTGAAGCAATCGCTAAGTTCCTTAGTGGCTCCAATGGCGCACCTATTGTTGACTCTCTTGCTGGTATGGGCTTCAAAGAAATTTATGGACTAGGTAAACAACGCGGTGCTCGCGGTGCTTTTAGTGTTCAACAAGCAAAAGAGCTAGCTGCTGCTACTACAAGAGAAGAAGTTCTTGGTGTCTTAGCAAAATATATTGCTCAAGGAGAAGTTGTAGCTGATGTGCTAGAGACTGGCACTAAAGTTGGAAACTCTATCCGCGGTTTAGCTAACTCACGCATTGTTCCAGGTGTAGCTACTCAATTTGTTAACTCAGTTAAGGGCCTAGGCGCAAGAGGAGTAGCTAAGTTACCGTTTATTGGTAACGTTATGAATACTGTGTCTAAGAATTACGCTACTATTCTTCCTGGTGGTTCCTTAGTGCACGCATCCGACAAGGATGCTTTAGTTAGTTCTATATATAACTATGGTCGCGCTACTAATTTGCCAGAGAATGTAATTGATGATTTAGTAAACACAGTAGTATATGCAGATGACGCTTCAGCCGTAGGCTATGCTGCGACAGGTAAACTATTTGATGAGATTTTTAAAGCCAATGTTGGCAAAAAAGGAATAGACGCTGAAGCTTTAAAAGAAGCAACTCGTGTATTCGAAAATGGACGTCAGGAGATGGCTCGTTACTGGGCTGACCGTCACGCAGCAGGGGCAAAACTTGATTATATACTTCTCGGTGGTAAGAAAAAAACTATAACTGGTCCACATCTGGACTCTGAGTATTTAAACTCTATGGTTTATTTACCACCAGCAGATGATATACTTGATATGATTTCTAGTATTACTAGATACGGTGGCAGTAATGTACAGTCACTTAGAAAAATGGCCAACACTCTTACCAGTAACTACTGGAAGAAAATGGTTCTTGTTCGCCCAGCGTACATTCTTCGCAATATTGCTGAAGAGCAGATTCGTGTACTAGGCACTGGTCATATTTCATTCTTTAATAATCCAGCAACAGCTATGGCTATGTGGCTTGGCGATGAAGCAAGCTCTAACCCAATGCGAAGATTATTAGCAGCATTTGACCCATATAAAGATACAGTTATGGGGCCAGGTATGAAGCTTGGCAGTGCAGCAGATGAATTTGGAACTGAAGTTTTAGCACATAATGCCAAAGAGTCTTACATTGGATTCATGGCTAGCAAGAGTATAACATCATTTGATACAGACGTTAGAACTGCTATGTCATTTGCTGGTTTTGTGCCAGTAGAATATGGGCACCCGCGTTGGTTCGAAGGACTAGCAAACGAAATCCGCATTCTTAGCAACTCTATCAGTGGCCGAGTAGTAGCTCGTACCGCCCTCGGCAAAGAACAAGCTGGCGTTGATTATGTTCTAAGAGGCGCTGGGAAAAAAGAATGGGAAGAGTTCGCTAAAGGTCAACCAAAAGATGTTCGTGAATGGCTTTTGACTGATGAAGGCGCAATGACTTATTTGTTCACTGGAAAGAATAAAAAGGAACAGCTTACTTCGGTACGCGCCCGAGTAGATGAAGCAGCTGGTATGGACGGCGAAGCTGCACAAGCTATTAAGAACCTAATTGCTTTTGGCAAAATCCAAAGCGAATCTTTTAACATCATAGTTCCAAAGGGATTACAGTCTGCAGAAAATTCTATTAGAAATGCAGAAGAAATTTCTAAAGGTAAAAAAGCTTTAGCTGATGCAAATCAAGAATTTGCTAGCGTTCTTAAGAATGCCTTTGATGGTAAAGGTAGCTGGGAAAATCTAGCAATGAGTGTTCCTGTAGCTAAGTTTGCTAAAAAGGGCAAAGAAGAACAAGGCCCAGTAAATAGATTTATTGAAAGCTTCTTTGATAAAGCAATGTCTTTAGAAAAGTCTAGCACTATGGGCCCTGAGTGGCGTCAGAAATATTGGGATACTGTCCTGGATATTGCTGGCTCGCTAGATGCTGCGGCAGTTGTACGGCTTAAAGCAGTTGCAGAAAAATCCCTTACTCCGCTGAAAAGCTGGAATGGTAAACCTATCGGTAAGCAACACCAGGTATGGAAAGCTTTCGAGCAGACCAAAGAGGGTGGAAATGTTACCGCTCAGATGGCTCACGAGTACGCATCAACTGTAGCTAGCCGACATGTAGCTGAATTATTCTATGATGCCTCTAAGAAGCGTCTATTGTTCCACCAGTTCCGTCTAATACTTCCATTCGGACAGGCTTGGCAAAATACAATTAATGCTTGGTCTAACATCGCTCTTAATAATCCAATGCAATTGTATAAAATTAATAAAGGATTACAATGGCTGACTAAGCCAGAGTCATCTGCTATGTATCAGTTAACTGATGCTAGAGACTATTATGACCCAAACCAAGGGTTATTCTATACAGACCCATTAGATGGTCAGCGTAAGTTCTTTGTTCCGTTCTTAGCAACTGGCATGAACTTCATGACTAACTTGGTATTTGGTGCTAGAAACGCAATCACTGGCGAAGGCGCAGTAGCGCCTAAAGTAAGCGGACCATATGCCGCAGCTGCTACACCTCAGTCATTTAACTTTGCATTTGCTTCAGGTAGCATTATTCCAGGGGTAGGCCCAGGATTAACCATACCATTATCTGCCCTTGATAAGGCAGGAGTTCAACCGCTTCAGTTGTTAACTCCTACTCTACGAGACATGGCATATAAGTTTATCTTTCCATTCGGAAGCCCTGACTTTGAGACAGGGTTTATAGAGGGTTTATTGCCTGGTAACTGGCGTCGTATCCTAGCTCCTGTTAGCCCAGAAGAAGGATATGCTGCAGCCTTTGCACCAACAATGAACTACCTTGCATCTAGCGGCGGTTATGATTTAGGCGACATGGAAGACCAAGCAAAACTAATAAAAGATGCAGACTTCTTTGCCAAGTTCTTTACACTTTTCCGTGGTATCATAGGACTAGTCTCACCATTCCCTATTAATCCTACTGGATTGACTACATTAGAGGATGGAAATACCCTACTAACAACAGCTTTATATAATGATTTTAAACAGTTAGAAGCTGTTTCTGGTGGGGATAGAGCCAAGGCATATCGTGACTTCTTTGATTTATATGGCCCTAATTATGCCTTTGCTATCATAGCTACATCAACTGGCGCTCCAACAAATCTTTATACATTTGAACTTGTTAAGGAAAACCCAGAGGTTGTAGATATATATCCAGATGTATATGGCTATGCTTATCCAGGCGGAGGATATTCTTCAGAGCTATATCGTTGGCAACGCCGTATGGGAAACAAAGAAAGATTCAGTACCGAAGAGTTAATGCAGAGAGCAACAATGCTTCGCTACAATGCGGCAAAGGATACACTCCTTGCTCGCTCAGTTGGCGAGAATTGGGAATCTGACCAGTTCGATGAATCTTCTCGCAACCTAACAGAGTCATTTGTAGGAGCTGGATTAAAGTATGATGCTGACCCGTACCGCAATAAGCGCGTTAAGGAGCAACTAAAGCGTATGGCTCTTGATGAAAAGTTTGATGATTCAGATGCAGTGCAAGGACTTCGTGACTATCTATACCTACGCGAGCAAGCAGTAGAAGCTAGCGGTAATAAGTCAGATAGCTTAGCGAATAAAGCTTCATTGCCACAACGTCAATGGCTTGCTGAAAGAGCTAAAGAAATCATAGCTCGTCACCCAGATTTTATGAATATGTACTATGCGTTTTTCAAAAGAGAATTGGAGGCTAAGTAATGGTAGAGCCAACTAGCGTTAAAGACAGGTATAAAACTAAAACCTCCACCGAACTTGTTGATAAAGCTTCTAGCGAAGCAAAGAATG